TAGGATATGTTTCTTCATCATTGTAGATTCTACCCGCTTTTCCATTTGCCGTAGTATCATCATTACCTTTATTAGGTCCTTCTGGTGAAAATATTGGTTTATACTCATCAGTTGTATCTTTTATTTCCTTTGCTAATGGTGTTGTACTCTCATCAAATGGAATTCCAAAATTTGCCTCTGCCGATGGGCCGGTTGAAGGGTCTGTACCAACTGGTTTGTATTGATTTTGAATTGTGAATCCATCAAATACATCAAATCTAGTATCTTCACCTCTCGTTGGTATTTTTCCACCAGGAATTAAACCATATACAGAATTAGGTCCGCCAGGTGCTTGTAATCTAAGGAATGGTGTACCTTTAAAGGTAGAAGATGTACTCATACTACCCATTGTAAGGAATGATTCATTGTATAATCCAACTAATCTATTTCCCATACCCACAACACCTAATGATATATCATCAATTTGTGCTACTTTTTTAGCTTTTTGTACAGTTTCATATTTTTCAGGATTAGCAGCTTCTGGTAATGGTAATATACCATGTCTACGTGGATGTAATCCTAAGAATCCACCAACTGCCGATGCGAGTGTATTTACGGGTGTCCATACTTTAGTTAATCGTTTACCAGTTACAGTTTCTACATTTGAGTTAGATGCTTGTAATCCTAAGTTTTTGATTCCCCATAGTAACCCATTTACTGAAATCATCCACTTACCTAATCTGATACCATCTATAAGAGAACGTTCAACTGCTGTAACAATACCACCTCTCATTAACCCATCATCTAATGGTATTCCGAATCCCCAACGTTGTGGTTCACCTTTACTTATACCTTTTCTTTGAATACCTCTAAGAATTAATGGATGTGCAAATGCTGCAGTTCCTAAATTAAATGCATCATCTCTTAAATTAAACTTATTGTACATTTCATCTAAGAAAGATGGTGATTGTCTTTTGGCATGTCCCATACCAATTCCAAATCCTTCTTCACCTGAATTTATACCACCTGCATCGTTATATAAACCACCATATGTTTTAGCTAATGTAAACTTATTATCATTTATATTAGAGAATAACGAGTTTGCACTATCAAATATAGTATTATCAGGATTCACACCAATAAACTTAGTTGCTTCAACACCACCAAACTTAGAATTGAACCCAGCTGAGTGAATATCTAATAAGTTATTAACTTCTTTAAAATCTTTTCCTTCGTTTTCTAATTTCTTCTTAAATGAAAAATCATTTGGTGTTGTTTCACCCAAACCTTTTTCACCATTTGGAATATTCATTGGTATTGGTGTTGTTTCACCCAAACCTTTTTCACCATTTGGAATATTCATTGGATTTGGTGATGTTTCACCCAAAAACTTTGAACTTCTATCTGATTCTACAGGAGTTGTTTCACCTAAGAACTTAGAACTTCTATCTGATTCATTTGGAGTAGTTTCTCCTAAAGGTTTTTCACCATTTGGAATATTCATTTCATTAGGAGTTGTTTCTCCTAAGAAGTTACTTTTATTGTTCATTTCAGTAGGTGTTGTTTCACCTAAGAACTTAGAACTCTTATCTGCTTCAGTAGGTGTTGTTTCACCTAAGAACTGAGATTGGTTGTTCATCTCATTTGGAGATGTTTCACCTAAGAACTGAGATTGGTTGTTCATCTCATTTGGTGATGTTTGTCCTAAGAACCTTTCTTCTAAACTCATTGGCTTAGGAGTTGTTTCACCTAAGAACTTAGAACTCTTATCAGATTCTTTTGGTGAGGTTTCACCTAAGAACTGAGATTGGTTGTTCATTTCCTTTGGTGATGTTTCACCTAAGAATTGTTCTGAGTTTTTTGCTTCTTTAGGAGTTGTTTCACCTAAGAATTGTTCTGAGTTATTCATTTCTTTTGGTGAGGTTTCACCTAAGAAGTTTTCAGAGTTGTTCATTTCTTTAGGAGTAGTTTCACCTTTAAATTTTTCTGATTGGTTAACTTCCTTTGGTGATGTTTCACCTTTAAACTTTTCTGATTGGTTAACCATTGTTGGGTCTGTCTGCCCTAAATATCTTTCTTCTAAACTCATTGGCTTAGGAGTTGTTTCACCTTTGAACTTTTCTGAGTTATCCATAGGTTGAGGTGTTGTTTCACCTTTGAACTTTTCTGATTGATTTACTTTTTGAGGATTCACACCAGTCTTTGCAGCTGTTGGTGAAATCGATGTTTTTACAGGGACATCTTTTACCAACCCACTAAGTGGTGTTTTATTTAAGTTCTTATTAACATCAACTCTTTCTTTAGATTCCAAAGGTGTACTCTTTGGCATTCTAAATTTAGATAAATCCGATTTCATATCTTTAAGTGCCATTAGCTAAAACTCCTCGCATTTTTACCCTGTCTACGTTGTACTGCGGTTATCTTTTGTACCGCCTTACCATCGATTGTTAATACTATTGGTTGTGATTGTAAAACTGATGCCAACCTATCATAATCTATCATATCGGAATCACCACTATCTGATGATTTGGACTCTTCTTCATCACCACCACCAAATAATGAACCTAACCCACCTAATACAGGTGCTATAGCTGCTAAACCACCAAGAGCCGCAAATAATGGTAGTGCTAATAACCCAGCGCCAGCCATAGATATTAAACCACCCGCTATACTAAATAACCCACCTGCAACTCCATATAATGGTGCTGTAACTGAACCCATTGTACTTAGTGATTCTGATAGAGTTTCTATTACACCACTTACTTCACTCAAATTCGTTGTGATTGCGGCCAATCCTTCACCAGCCATACCTAATTGAGGTCCTATCATAGCTAGTTCAGATATATCATCTATAATCCCACCACCAAAGAATGAACCTAATCCACCTACCAACATAGCGGCAGAAAATGCTATCATACCAACAGATGCTAATAACAATGCTGGTCCTAATAACATCCATGCACCAATATTTTCTAAAGATAATGCCCCCATCATAGTTACGAATCCTTCTGCGATTGCACTAATGATTGGTGGAATTGCTCCCATTACCCCAACTATTACACCACCAAATGCTTCAATTGCTGGTGTTGCTATATTTAATGCGATTGCGAATGGAATCATAGCTAATCCTAATGCCCCTATCAATGCTATTCCTAAGAATGGTAATCCACTAGCGGCTGCCGTTCCTAATGCCGTTAATCCAATCCCCAATGCACTTAAACCAGCAGATGCTGCTATTCCTAATAATGATATAGCGATTAAGAATGGAATAGATGCTATTGCTAACCCAGCTGCTACTGCGAATGCTCCTAATGCAAGCGAACCCATAAATGTGGATGCCATAGTAGTTAATCCTACTGATAATGATGTGAAATTAGGTGCTAATTGTGCTAATGGTGTTAATCCCATAAATAATAAGAATGGAATTGATGCTATAGATGGAATTGCTGCTATTCCGAATGCTGCAACAGCCAATGAACCCATAAATGTGGATGCCATACTATTAAGACCTGTTGCCAATCCACTAAAGTTAGTTTCTAATTGTTTTAATGGAGTTAATCCCATAAATAATAAGAATGGAATTGATGGAAGTGCTATAATAAAAGCAGGTCCTGCTAATGCTACCGCTCCGATACCAGCAAATACTTTACCATCACCCATAGCTTTCAAACCTTCAGCCATATCTTGGAATTTTTCTTTCATTCCACCACCACCTGCTGCTTTACCACCATCACCTAACGTTTCAGTCATTTTTTCAGGTTTTGGTATGTTCTCTGTTGGGGCGGATTTAGTAAACAACCCCTTTACCCCACCTTTTATTTTTTGGCCCATATCTTTCATTCCACCTTTACCGATGTTTAAAAGATTTTTACCTAAACCTTTAGCTGATTCAGCTGCACTACCTAATATGTTACCAATTCCAGATGAACCACCCATCATTTTGTTCATTATAGCAGTTTTAAGTACAACTTTACCCATTTCCATTGCCATAGAACCAGCCATCTTTGCGCTCGATGTGAGGAATCCTTGCGCTCCTTCTACAAAACCAGCATATTCACCATATTTAGCAGTAAGTTCTTTTTGCTTTTCTGCAGTTTGGATTTTAGTTGTTAACTCTTGAACCGACATGCCATATGCTTCGGCTGTAAGTCGTTGTTCTGTTAAATTTAAATCATTAAATTCTTCTGCAGAACCTACCTTATCCATTAACAAATCAGCCATTTGGGTTTCAATACGTTTTCTTTCGTCTGCTGAAGTTGCTTGTTGTCTTGCTAAAGCTAAGTTACGCATTTCATTTGCGCCTATATCCTTACCAGTCATAGCTCTTAACTTAGCTTCTTTTTTCATCGAAGTTTCAATATCCAACATACTATTAGATAAAGCTTCGATATCAGACATTGTCATACCACGTTTCTGAAGTTCAATATTACCTTCAATGATAGTTTTTAATTCTTCTTCACTAGCACCAACCAATCTAAACATTTGGTCACCAAGACCTTTTACTGCCATTTTACCTGATACACCTGCTTCTTTAGCTATATCAGATATTGTATCTTTTACATCACCAGCTTCAACACCTGCTGATTCAAATGCTTCGGTTAATTTTAGTGCAGTTGTTGCATCACCTGTTAATGATGCTACTTCAGTAACACCTTTTATTAAATCAGTAGTTGCTGCGTTAATACTACCATATTCTTCGGTGATTGCTTGTGCTGATGCTGCTATTTGGTCTGAACCATATAGGAATCCAGTTACACTCATTGAGGCAGCATCAATATTACCTTTTAATGCAAATGCTTCACCAACACTTAAACCTTGCTGAGTTACCATATCTTTCAATGCATCAACGTGAGATGATAACGATTTTCCAACATTTTCAAATGCTTTGTTCATAGCAAGAGCGGCTACACCACCCTTAGCTATTGCTCGTTCTAATTCTGAATCCAACCCAAGAATATTCTTTGTGGTATTCATCAATTCATCGTTGATGGCAGCTCGTTCTCTGTTTGCCATTAGAATTTCTTCAGTTGCATCTAATTGATTTATTAGATGGGCGTTTATTGCTTCACCCTTTTCTTCAGCTTCTTTTATTAATTCTAATTTAGCTTTTTGTACTGCTTCAATTTGAGCATTAACTTTTTCAGATTCCGATTCTAATTGAGCGGTTTCCGTTAAACTTGCTACTAAATCCTGTTGTGTTTGTTTGGCATCGTTAGAAATCTTACCTTTGACCTTAGCCAATGAAATAAGTGAATTAAGCACACCACGTTCCTTCTCCCTCAGTTTAAGTTCTTCCTTAACTGATTCGTTGAAACGCTGTTGGTCTTTTATTTTCTTTTCTGATGCCATAGATTACTTCTAATTATCTACCCATTTTTCTTCGTTGAGCATCATATGCTTTAAGAGCATTGTTTAGATTTCTTAATTTCTGTTGTGTAGCTTTATCAGGCGCTGAAGTGATTACGTTTTCGATATCACTATCTATTCCTTTTAGTTTTTGATGTAGTTTTTTACTTTTACTTTTGAATATATCAAAAATACCTTCATCCAACCCAGCTTCGGTGAACATTTTTTTAAGTTCTGATAATTTTATCTTTGCCATAGTATTATATCCCGTTGTTATATTCTATAAATATAGAAATACCCAACAAATCATCAAAAAATCTGTTGGGTATTATATTATCTTCTTATTGCTTTAGCTTTTTTAGATTCTTTATCATATGCTTTCTTCTCTTCTTGCTTCCATTCTACTATTTTACCAATATAGAATTTACGAGCCCAGACAGGCATATTATAAACATCTGAAAAAGTGAATCCACCATTTCCGTGGAATATCAAATCAAAAATGTGAGAGTGTAAATGCTTTCTATAACTATGATTGAGGCCAAAAAAACCCTAAATCCATAGGCAGTAGCATATCTCTCCTTTCCCCGGTCTCTTCAGATATAAATTCATATGTTAAATCCATATCTGGAATAACTTTATTTATATGCGTTCTGAGAGCCCTTGAATCGGCCGCAAATAATTCATTATCCACAAAATGGTTGATTGCTTTTTGTTCTGTTTCATCATCAACAGATACAATTGTATTTTTTAATCTGATGGTAAGTTGTTTATCAGTTCTATCCTTCATCTTTCTAGAAGCTCTTTTGGATTCTTCTAATTGATGTTTGATTTTTCTTTCCTTACTTTCAGTTAATGCCATAAAAGTAACTTTTCTTTTAGATTGTGGTAATTCAAACTCAAATTCGTTTTTATGCAATTCGGTTTGTCCTGAACCATCGTACTCAGTTGATTCAAATTGAGTTAAATCAATTGTTTCTTTTTGTTTTGTACCTGGTTGTGTTGGGTCATCAATCTCTACTTCATAATCTTTACCATATCCTAAGATTCTAGCTGCAATCATAATAGCGTTTTTATCACCTAAAGTAAGGTCTACATACTTTACAGGCGTTCCTTCACCATTTGATATAATAAGAGATTGAAATAATCTATCTAATACTGAACCATCTTTTATATAAGATTGGGTAGTTAAGATATCTTCTTCTTTAGCAGTCATATACTTCATCTCTATCTTTCCAGTTGATAGAGAATTATCTTTAGAATATATAAGACCTTTGGAAGGTAAATCTACGATTTCTGTTGGAAATTTGTAATCAGAAACCTTTTTCTGCTCGTATTGTTGTTTAGCGAGCTCCACCATATCCTCATTGGAAACTGGTGATTTGTAATCATCTTGTAATTTTTCTTTACTCATAACGTTTCTCGTTTTAAAACTTTTTTAATATTGGTTAACCATATATAAATATACAAATAATATTAATTAAACGAAAAAACCTCAACATTTCTGTTGAGGTCTCTCATTATTTAATTTCTAATATATAAATATAACAATCTGAAATTAATATTGTAATATTGCGTAATCGTATGCAAGTGTTAAATCTACAGTTGCTAAATCTTCACCAGTATAATCCATGTCTGAGAATTTTGCTGTTTCGATGAAAGCTCCTTTTAACGTCCACTCTTCTACTTTATCACCAACAGGACCCAAACTGTTAAATGTGATATCTTTTTTATAGAAGTCGGAGTAACCATCTCTACCTGTTACTGATTCGTGGTGTAATCTTACCCACTCCATTGCTGCTTGCGCTGCTGATGGAACTACTGGGTCGTATAATGATATAGTTAAACTACTCCACTCACTTCTTCCTTTTACATATCTTCTAACATTGATATGGTCGATTGTAACCTTACCATTTGCTATTTCTGGTCTGTTAGCGGCTTTCACTAAGTACGCTGGAATTCCTTCTATGTACATAATGAATCTGTTTGACATCTTCGGTTCGAATGATGTAAACATTACTTCTGTTGGGTCTAATAATTGTGCCATTTATGTTCTCCGTTTCTAATTCTTTAATATAAATATAGTTTATTTCAAAAAATAGTTAGTCCCCCTTAAAAAAGGGGAACTAATTTATTTTATACTATTCTGGAAATGCTGCTCCAGTTGGTAATACATTGAAATCAAGTACTATAAACTCTGCTGTTTTTGCTGGTTGTAAGAATATCTCACCTACCATAATGTTTCTATCAATTACATCTGGAGTGTTGTTGGTTTCATCCATCTTCACTTTAAATGCGTATAAACCTTGTCTTTGTTGGATTGATTCTAAATAAGGATTAACGATTGATAAGAATCTATTTCTCGTAGCTGCTGTGTTGTTTTCGAACACTAAGTAACGAGTAGATGATGCGATGAATTTCTTCACTGCGATTAACAATCTTCTTACATTGATTCTATCCAATGCCGATGGTTTAGCTTGTAATGTTTTCTGTCCAAATACAGTAACACCTTGACCAGGGAACGTAGCGATTGGATTCATTCTACCTTCGTAAAGTGCATCTCTCTCAACTCTCGTTAATCTTGTCTTAGCTTCAATTACTGAAGTTAATCCACCTCTGTTCAATCCAGCTGGTGCGAACCATTCAGCGGCAACCTGGTCGTTAAATGCTATAACGCCTGGAAGTACAACCGATGGCGGAACCCATACTGGTTTGTTCTTATCTGTATTAAGTATCTTAACCCAAGGATAGTAAGATGCTACATAGTTTGAATCAAATGCTTGAACTGCGTTAACAGCCGTTGAAATTGAATCACTCCATGCAGATGCATCCATTACAAAGAATGTATCTTGTCTATCTTCACACATATCTTTAGCGAAAGTAGTTACTGAAGAGTGTAATCTGTGGATAACACCTGGTAATACTAACATATTGATATCAAATTCATCAGGATTAGATACAGCGTTTATTGCTTTTCTGTATGCTAATGTACCTGCTGCTGTGTTTGAAGATAAATCATATCCTTGCGAATTTCCTGCTATGATATCGTTTCCTAAAGAAACAACTCTATTTGGTTTGAATCCATCAAAACCACCTTGGAAAGGTACTAAGAACTTTCTAGAGTTAATAGAAGTTGCGTTATCATTTAATGAAATTGCTGATGTATTAGGTGATGCTGATGATGGGAAGTTAGCCCCAGCGTCTTGATTGTAATCACCTAAATAGAATGCCGTACCTACACTAGCTCCAACCTTTGGTGTTGGTGCTAAGAAGTTTCTGTTATCTGTTCCAGCGAAATCAAAATCATATCCCCAAAATCTTTTAGGATTATATGAATCATTAATTTTTTGTGCTGCTACATAAGATGGATTAGGTAATGCGAATGCTGAACCGAATGGGTTTTGTATTGCTCCGAATCCGAAAGGTACTAAACTTTCATCAATTGCTTTGTTCATTACTGCTGCACTTGCTTCAACTCTAATATTTTCTGAATTGTTAGCGTAATCACCATTAGTTGATAATTTACCATCATCATCTACAGTAATATACTTATCACCAATTACTCTAACAATGTAGTTTGGTGAATCAGGGTCTAAGTTAACACCTTGAAAGGTTTCAACTAAATTAGGTCTGATATCAGAATCAACTACACCTACAAATGGTGAACCAGCAATCTTATCTTGGTCAACTCTTCTTACTACTACAGTAAATGAACCATATTCAGAACCAGGAACTGAACCGGCTGGCTTAATATCTTGGATACCAATTTTAAATTCGTAGTTAGTTGCCGTACCATGTGATAATGTATGGAACTTAAATAAGTTAGTAGTATTACCACCAACTTTTTGTGATGTAATAAATGGTGTAGATGCTTCAGTATAAGCTTTACCATAATCAATATCTGAACTTGTAGCGATAGTTACTACAGGAATCTCACCGGCTTTAGCGAATGATGCTGATTGGAATGTTTTAAAGTTTGAATAAACATATGCATCTTCTGCACCTCTTGCTGAAAATCCAAATGATTTAGTATAATAATTATCACTAGTCGGGTTTAAAGATGCTGAATAAAAATGTTCAGCTGCTTCAGAACCTGATAACTTTAGTGAAAATATTGATGCTGAAACATCTGTACTTGCTAAGTGGTCTGTAATTGTTGATTTAATGAACACATCTGTATCGGATACGATATCATGTGTTGGGTGTAGTACACCTACTACTTTTGCACCATGTGATGATGATACTGTCAATGCTACTGGGTTTTCTAATTTGTACCCGTCTTTTCCTAATACTCTAACGATTGTTGCAGTACCAGCATCTTCTAAATAAGCTTGTGCAGTATATGGTAGATATGAATCTTCTGTCAATCCACCGAATACTTGTTGAAACTCTTGAAAAGATGATACTGTTGTTGGAACGAATGCTGGTCCTTTAACTGCTGAACCTATTAATGCTGCTCCAATTTCGCCAATCCCTTGAGGTAGAAATGACAAGTCCTTTTCTCTCGTAAAAACTCCAGGACTTACTATTCTTTCTGCCATTTGATTCTCCTATTAATTTCTTTTGGTTTTTATTATATCTATAAATACATCAAAAAACTCAAAACGATTATATTTATGCGATAGGAGTGAAAGTTCCATTTTCAATATCGAACTCACCATTACCATATTTCTCTTTGAATTCATTGGTAATAGCAACTTCTTCATTTCTCATAGACTTAAACTGTTCAGATAGATTATCTTTAGCATCTTCAATATTTTTCAATATCATTTGTGCATTCAATCTTTCTACCTCTACCTCACCTATTCTTGCTGTAACCTCAGCAAAATCGCTTCTGAATTTGTTAACTCTTTCAATATCTTTTTCATCGATATTGATAACTTGTTTTTCCGTAATTTCTTTTACTTCTGCCATAACTTTAATGTTTTTTAATTTGTTTGTTATACTTTATGTGTATATAAATATGAGAATTTTTTTCTAAAGATTAAATTTTAGGAGTTGTTTTCCAAACTATCTTCGATGCACCAAATGCTTTTTGAGTATTTATTGTATTTTTACCTCTATCTTCTGGTACTAAATACGCCTTAGCAGTTAGTGTTACATTACTTCTAACGATTCTTTCTTCACCCACCCCATTGGTTGTATCAAACGAATAAGATTCTCCTTTAATTTGGAATTTGTATCTTTCACCGAATGCACCACCCTGAAAGTATATGATTTGTTCTACAACCTTATTCAAATCTTCCATAAAATCACACCATACAATTACATCATATGCTATATTAACGTAATCTGGCCTATCTACTATATATTTCTCTATAACAGGTTTTTGGTCTTGTAAAAGAGAAAATTGGTCATATCTATTTTCTTTTGAATATTTTTTAACAAATGATTGTGATGTATCTTCATCAGTCATTACTTTCAATTTAGAATACTCTGTATTGATATCTAATGAATTTCTTTTAAACGAAATCAATGGTGTTTGTACCTTACCATTATTATCTCTTAGGAATCCTTCTCTTTGAGCAGATGCCCAATTTTCAGGAGATGCATACATTACAGGAACAGGAATAAATTTACCATTTTCTTCAATAAGTGGTTTAACATCCTTTTCCAAAAAGCTTTTAAATGCTAAATCAATATCGTAAATACCTACGTTTACGTTTTTAACATTATCTTTTCTACGAGATACTTGTTTAGATTTATTCAATTTAGGGTCATCTGAAAAAGAACTTTGGGTTCTTTTCAAATCAATCTTATCATCTCTCTGTATTCTATATCTTTGAGCCATATTAGATTCCTACTGGTAAATCATTATTATCTTTATTAACACCTACTCTAAAATCATCTTTTAATTTTAGTTGACTTCTCTTAGCCACATGCGTTTCACATATAATAGATACACTATATCCATGCTCATCACCACCATCCCAAGTAGTTGGGTTTTTACCTGCGAAAAATTGGTTTTGGAATGTTACATCTACAATGTGTTGTTCATCGTTCCATTCAATCACATCACCTAATTCAGGAAATATATTTTTATCTACTAATGTATCTCTTAGGAAGTAGAAGTTTACGTTTCTAGTATAAGATGTACCAAACTCATCAAATACAGCTTCTGCGTTTGTTCTATCAACTAATGTTGGTATTTTTACAGGATTATAATAAACTTTGTTTTTACCTTCACCATATAAGTTTTGTTTTGTATCTTCTACAATGACCTTATAGTAATACACTTCGGTATCTATGATATCCGTTATCAACTCTTTGTTTATTTTACTAAACAAAGCCATATCTCTTTGTCCACCGAATAATGCCATTTGTTACCCTATATAAATTGCACGAGGTACTCTACTTAAAGTAGCTTCCATCGCTTCTGATTCTTCTTGTTGTGCTTGAAGTAATGCTTTTCTAGAAGTAGCTTCTAAGTTTTCTCTTAATTCTGAAATTAGGATTTCCTTTTCTGATGCTGCTTCACTTCTTAAATCAGCCCCATCTAATGTTATTTCTGAGTTAGGAATTGGTACTGAACTAAACTTAGCTCTTACTGCACCTAACATTTCTTTAGCCAATGCTAATGTATATTTTTCAACCCACCTTCTACCTACGTGGTTTATATGTGTATATTCAATTCTATCATATTTAGCATTTGAATAATCAGATACTACTGAATTAGCTACTATTGGGTTATTTCTTTCTGATTCTAAAACATAGTGAAAGTGCACTGTATAATCTCGTTCTGGTTTTGGAAATATTCTAATTCTATTGTTTTGAATATCAAACCCATATTGAGATTTACGAACCTTATCATTAAATTCAATCGCTTGAACTCTTAATAAATCATCATAAAGTGGTTGCATCATAAATGAAACACCTGGCGAATAATTACCCCATCCAAATGTATCCATCATTTGTTGTGAACCTAAACCAGTTCCTACGAATGGGTCAAAGTATCTAACCATAGCAGGTGGTGCGTTATGCATCATCTTTTTTATTTCGAATTTATCAACACCAGCAGTTCCACTTTCTAAAGATGCTCCTGAATTGGATACGTCTTGTAAATCATATATTTGTTGTCCTTTTTTAGCTGCGAATGAACCAGTATAATATGTTACACTACCACCACTACCTACTTCAGAACCATAATCTTTTGCTAAAGTTACTAATCCACCTAAATTAGCATTCATTTGTTTTTGAGATAAATTAGAACCAGTTGCTTGGCCTTTTATTGAAAGTAAATTTTCTCTAATATTAAATTGATTTACTTGAGATGAGTATTCTGTTACAGCTTCTTCAAAACAAGCATAGAAGTTTATGTCCTGTAGTTCTATATCAACTATAGGATAACCCAAACGTTTTGCGCACCAACCGGCTGTTTTATCAGCTGATGATGTGAATTCTAAATCGGTATCATAGTATCCAAAAGGTGTACTACCTTCTGAGAAAGATGATGAACCCGGCCATATTGGAATGTTTACTGCCATTTACTATCTCCTAATTCTTTTATATAAATATGAGAATCTTTAAGAATCACTTTGTTTTGTAACTCATTGATACTCAGAGCTTTTCACTATCACTATCATAACCCATTGGTTTTCAGATAGTTATGTTATTTTTTCTTTTCTTCACAAGTATATGTATTGGATACTGCGCTATCATCATTAAGTTGAATACCACCGGTTGTACTTGTTGCTAAGAATCCTGCTCCAGCTAGAGTAGTTCCAGCTGAGTTTGTATATACTGTATCACCAGTTGTTGGTAATGTTCCACTACCATCGTGATAGAAGGTTGTATCGGGTGAATTTCCACATACCTGGCTATTGTTCGGACTACCATTTGCTGTAAACGCTGTAACGGAAACTTTATCGTGGTCGTATGAGTAAAACTCACTCATTTGATGAGGAGCATTTCCATCTGGTCTATCTGAAGTTGAATTTGCCGTATTGATTGTACCATATTGACCGATACTACATGAATATAAACCTACATTACTGTAAACGGCATACCCATTATAATTATTAATACCGAGTTCTCTTCGTATTGAGAACAAAGATAACATACCTGATGATGGAACTGCCATTACATTTTCCCTTTAAGTTGATTAATTTCTGATTTCAATTCATCAATCTGAGATTGTTGTTCTTTCATACCTTCAATTAATACTGCTACCATTTTTTCATAATCTACAGTTTTATATAATGTTTTATCATCTTCATCATCGTTTAAGAGTGGTTGTTCATGCTCATGCACAATATTAGGTATAACCTTTTCTACTTCTTGTGCGATTAATCCTAAATCACGCTTACCTTTTCTACTACCTGCATTCCAATCATACTCAACACCTCTAAGTGCTTTGATTTTATCTAATGGATTTTCAATTGTGGTTACATTATCTTTTAATCTTTCATCAGATATTGTTGTTGAATAAGCAACAACATCGCCATCAACGTGTAAAGTACCACCATTAGCTAATCTCATATCTTCTGCACCGGCAGCATACCATCTAATACCTACAGAAGCATCGTAGAATGTATAGTCGTGTGTGTTACCTGTGTAGATGTCTGTAGATGTTGAGTTTCTACGTCTATCATTTTCTAAACGGAACGAAGTTCCACTTAAAGTCATACCATAGTTTCCATCTGCTGAATAGGTTGTGTTGGTATTTGTAACTGTAGAACTAATTTCGCCATCATCAGTAATTTCAATACCATCACCTGCTGAAAATTCACCTATAATATCTGCGGAAGATGGTATTGATAATGCTTTTGATGTTAACCCAGTAACGTGTCCATATGTATCTATTGTTACATCTTGAATTACTGTGTTACCACTATTATTTACTGAACCTGCTGATGAAGTATCAGTATGAGAGAATGTAGTTCCACTTAGAGATAATCCACTTCCAGCAGAATA